TGATGTTGTTATCACGGAGTTTATTGAAGAAGTATTTACGGCACAGATATAGTGAATTGAAATTAATAAACTTTCTGCGGTCAAACAAATCTCCAAGCTGAAAAACCGTATCAATCTTATTATCAATTAGATACGGGAAAAATACTTCATCATAGAATTTTTTATAGTAACGGTGAAACTCCAAAGAATCACCACGCATACCGAAATGCGTATCACCTAGAATACAAATTTTCATAACTTAGATGATATCATAATCTCAACTGTTTGTCAATGGTTCTGTAGGCAATTCTTCAATAAACTTTTCTAGGCCTTTTGTCTTGCCCTCTTTCTTTTTCTTTTTGCCGTCTTCAAAGTTTTGAATGAATTCGGAAATGTTATCATACATTTGAAACTGTTTCATATTGCCGTCAGAGTCTTCATAACTTTCAAACTCATGGAGTATACCAAACTGTTCTGTTGCCTTGTACTTCACATAGAGTTGTTTCTTCTCTTTCATAATACGGCGGAGAAAGGCAAAGTAAATGATTTGGGTAAAGTATGCAAATGGGTTCTTTGACTTGTCAGGGTCAAAGTTACGGAAATACATCAGGCAGTTTTCAATACCGTCTGATATCATTTCATCTCGGAAAGAATAAGAAAAGAAGTTAGGCTTGCGAGACAAGTGTTCTGCAATTTTTAGGAAACATTCTCCAATATAATTTGGAATCTGTGGGTCCTGTTTACCTTCTTCTTTGGCAACCACACACTTATTTTTGTACTCTATAAGAGCCTCTAGAAAATCTGCGTTGTTCACATAATGTTTTGGTTTCTTCTCACTCATATTTGCCTTCTTTAGCTGTTGACAAACGGCTTGACATGTCGTATACTGTCGGTGTTCCGTTTGAAATTAATAATTAATGTAACCTGTTACTTCTCTTACGATGAACCATTTCCATCGCTTCTTCTCTGGTAAGAGTTTCTTCATTCTCTTCCTCAATATCTAACTCATCGTCATCCTCATTATCGTTCATGGCTTCTTTTAGGTTATTAACGAGAGTGTCATCACTCATTTTCTTCAACTGTTCCGTATTAATCATATTACCGTAGTACTCAACAAGAGCATCTTTCGGGTCAACCATGGTAAGAATGTCAGAAGAATAAATTGTAGCCATGTTATCTTTAATCAACTCAATTGGTAACCAAGGTAACATCATCATTACTGTACCTTGAGAAGTTCTCTTAAAAATAAGATGCATAGGATTATTCAACATGACCATTTCTGTTTCATCATCTTCAATGATACTTGCAATGATATCCTCTCCGCTTTGTAAACGGACTATCTTAACGCCTTGGATTAATTCATTCATTTTTAAGGTTGATATTGTAGAACTTATATTTAAATTTTTCATCATCGTATATTTTAACACGTTCAACAAAATGATGCAAGCTGTAATTGGTATATTTGCCTATTCTGAAATCATCAGATATATCAAATAGAGTAGCTTCTTCTTTGTTATCACCTAATCTTAATCCTCTTCCTATGGATTGGAGATTACGAATACGAGACTTTGAAGGAGAAGCAAAAACAATATTGTGTAAGTTACGAATGTTAACGCCAGTAGAAAAGGTACCATAAGAAGCCACGATAATAGCGTCTTTTTCTTTTTCAGTAATTGCACGAACTGATTCCCGAATCTCAACATCGGTGCCACCAAAGACAAAGAACACATGCCTATTTTTTGCATGTTCTTTAATAAGTGCATGTAACTCCTTGCCGTGTTTTTCAACAAACTGAAACAACACAAGTGTATTACCTTTGAGAGACAACACCAAGTTTTTGATAAACTCATTTCTTGGTTTGCTTTTAACTATGTAGTCAATTTCGGTTTGATAGTCCCAACTTCTTGCTTGTTTGCATATTGATTCATCATATTTCAGAATCAAACATTTAATTTTAAATGCAGCAAGTTGTCCTTTTTCCATCAACTCAGCGGTAGATGTTGCCTTGTAAACAGGACCAAATAAACCTTCAAGTACAAGTTTATGTGTTTGTGTACCATCAAGTGTACCTGTTGTACCAATACGATACTTGGCATTAGAACAACCCGATAGAATAGTTGTCAACGATTTGGCTTTGAATTGGTGTGCTTCATCACCAAAAACAAATTCAAATTGTTCAAAGTAATCTTTGTCGTTTTTATAGATTGATTGCCATGTGGTAATAGTCAGAAACTTATTTGTATGTTTCTCTTTACCAGAATATTGGCGATGGCAGTATTGTTCTGAATCATAACCATAATCTGCAAAGTCTTTATACATCTGTTCAACTAAAGAAGTTGTAGGTACAATTAACAGGCCTTTTCTATTCTCTATTTGCAAATGGCGAATGATTAGATAGATGATTAAAGACTTACCAGATGCAGTAGGAGACAGGAGGAGAATACGTTTGTTACGAACTGCATGTACGAATGACTTTAGTTGATAGTCTCTTACTTCAAGTGGTATATTTAATGTTGAGATGAATTGTTCAGCTTCAGCTAACGAGTAATTCTCTGCAGCTGAAATTTCAGAATCAATCTCTAATGTGTAATTCCGTTCTTTACAAAATGTTTCAATGTAAGGAACAAGACCATGATAGATGGTAAAGTTTCTTAGGTCAGCCAAACGTATGCGACCATCCCATACCCGTGACTTGTATGCAGGAGTAAATTGATAACCAGGAACATAAAACGTGAAGAAATCACTCAGCTCTTGTGCAACATTACGTTCACACTCAAACTGAATATATGCTTCATTTTTTTTATGTAGAATTAAATCAGACACCTTGAATAAATCTTTCCCAGGTTATAAATTCTTTCAACTGGAAAGTTCTGCTGTGTAATTCTTTTAATATACTTGAACAAACTTCCACAATTTCATCATGTACTATTTTTTGAGCAATGTGTTTGTTGATATCATCATCACTCTCCAAGTATGTAGTAATGTCGGATTTGAGTACAAATGGAAATGGCTGCCAATTGTATTTTTCAAGTTGGTCTTTGTCTAACTTACCTGTGTAATATTCCCACTTCAACTTTTTCATTTTGTTGTATTTGAATTCTGATTCTTTTGAAAGCAAACGATGCCTTGAAAGTATATTCAAATACTTACTGTGAAGTTGGGGTATGTTGATAAGTGCTTTGCCGGGTTCTGTTCTATCAATAACAGAGTCAGCACGCCACATTTCTAATAAATCGTCAAGTTGTTTCATAATTAAAATCCTCCTATTTGCAGAGGATACACTACCAGAATTTAATTGTCAAGCCTGTTTAGAATAATTTTTCAATATCATAGTAACTATACCTGAGTGTTGCATCAGCACTCATTGTGGTATCAGGGCTATCGGTTGCACTTAAAATAAATGCCGATACGGATGTTGGAAAACAATCATAAAATTTGAACTTGTAATATGGTACATTAGAAGAAGATAACACCGTAATTGAGGCATCTGAATACTGTGGTTTAGGTTTATTAACACCACCTGCAATTCTATTCAATTGACCTAGACTTTGATATTCAGCAAAGTCATATGGGAAGGTCATTGCACGAATCCAATCATGCATTTCTGTCCATGCTTTTAATTCTTCATCAATTAAAAAAGTAACATTCAATATATCATAGATGGCTTTTTCACCAGGAAGATATACATCTACGAATGGATTGTTTTGTGGTATTTCTGATAATGCAATACCAGGAACACTTACTGATTGACAGAAGTATTGTATACTTGGTGCCCTTGCAAAATTCAATGTGAATTTATTGGGTTGTAGTATATTAGGATTTGTTGGATTTCTGTTTAGTGCGCTCATACTCTTATTTATAACAAAAAAAAAGAGGCACCGGAGTGCCTCTTTCAAATACCCTCTTAACGGGGTTTAGATTACATAATGTTCTTAACTTTGAACGCTCTGTAATATTGATTGGCCAACTGACCGTTCTGGAGAAGAGCACCAGAACCTTGTGTAGTACCTTGTGCAAATGGATTTGCAACCATACCGTAACGAGTCTTGAATCCAATTTTTGGTTGGAAGGTAGTTGTATCAACTGCACGAACCATTTGTAGAGGAACGTATGGGCAGTAGAAAATACCTGCGTCATATGCATTTGTACCTTTGAAACCGATAACTGCAAACTCGGATGTACCGGTTGCAACGAAGAACGGATCAATATACACTTTGATACGACCAAACAATGTACCTGCAAAGGTGTTACCTGTATCGTCAACAGTCAAGTTAACTTGAGATTGCAATGCAGAGTTGTAATCAAGAATACCAGCCATTGCCAATGCAGATGCAACATCTGAAGAGCAAATCATGATATTGCCTTTACCTCTACGAGTTGCTTTTGCAATCGCATTGGCTTCACGTTCAATTTGGAACGCAAGACCTTTAACTTTTTCTACCATCCAACGACCGTTAGAATCTGTATCTAAGTCAAATGTACCGGCAGTTGTAGTACCGATTTGTGCGCCTGTTACAGCAGTTGCGTAGATTGTACGAACAACTTCACGGTTAATTTCTGCAAGAATTTCAGCAGAAAGAATGTTGCTCAATTCGGTTTCAGCGTCAAGACCGTGAACTGCTTTCAAGTCTTGTGCGAGTTCCATTGAGTACTCGGCCTTCAATGCACGGGTGTTAGCAGTAACGGTAACTTTCTCAATTGAGAAACCCATTTCACGGAAAGGATTATCTTCACCAGTCGCTGTAGTAACACTTGGAACTGGAGCACCGTTTGCAACGAATGTGTTAGCGGCCGCAGCACCAACTGCCAATGCAACTTGTGCAGCACCAGTACCAGAGAAACCTGTGTTAGCTTCGTTGAAGAATGCTTCTACGCCAGATGATGGAGCACGTGTAGTGTCATACATTGAACGCATTGCGAAAATCAAGCCTGTTGGGCCTGTCATTGGTTGTACACCGCAGATATCGTATGCAATCAAGTTAGGTAGTGAACGGCGAACCAAGCTGATTAGAATTGGATCAAAACCGGCAACTGGACCTGTTGCAGTAGAAGAACCACTAAAACCGCCTGTACCAGCAGAGTTAGTAGGTGCAGCTTCAGTCATCATTCCTGTTTTCTGCATTTCAGTTGCTTGGTTTTCCAAGATAACGGCTGTTACAGCACGCTTATATGGATCACTAATTTTTGGTAAGTCGGGATGGTCTAAAACACCTTCCCATTTTTTTTGTAATGATTCGGACAAATACATTATTTTATCTCCTAGGGTTTAATTAAAATTTGGTTTTAGAAATTGCTTGAGATACAGCAGCAACGAATGGGTCATGAATGACTTTCTTTGCTTCTGTTTCTTCAAACTGTTCGTTCAATTGAGCTTCTGTTGCCTTTTTAGTGCCAGAAGGGAAGTAGTTTTCACGGAGTGTTTCAAGCTTGGATTTGTATTCGTCCTCTGTGGAGAATTCTACACCCTCTGCGAGTGATTTGATTTTTTCAGCTTGAGTAGCAGTGAGTCCTTCACCAATTTCACGAGCGATTTCATTCTTGCGTGATTCAACTAATGCCTTAGCATATGATACACCACGCTCGATTTCTTCATTGAGTTTGCTTTCGAGTTCTTCAACTTTGCCAGCAAGTTCATCAACGAGGTCGACTTTTTCTGCAGGCACATCAATGTAGTGTTCTGCAAATAGATTACGCAAACCACCGATGAAGTCTTCTGTTAATTCAGCACGAAGACCTGATTCAATTGCGATTTCGTTTTCTTCCATCCATTGTTCAACAACATATGAAAGATAATCGTCAACTTTTTCTGTAAGGTCAGCTTTAACTGATTCAACTGCTTCTTCAAGCATGCCTGCATAACGTGTTTCAATTTCTTCTTCAATTTGTGATACACGGTCTTCAACACGAGCTTCAAAAATTGTAGATACTTTAGATTTGAATTCTTCAGAGATGGTAGAATCGTCAGCAAAGAGAGCGTCAATATCTTCTTTCATTGCATTTAATCTTTTCTTTGCATCTTTAGCGCCTTGATATCTAGCATCTTCTTTATCTTGTTCTGTTCTACCAAGACTACGAGCTTTGTCTGACATTTGACTATGAGCACCGGCAGAATCACCGTGAACCCTAGGATCATTTTCTCTTTTGCTGCCTTTTAGATATGACCTGAGTGTATTTTTTGATAACTCATCAAGTTGTTTAAAGTCTTCAGAAACCATAAACTCTTCTAATTCTTCTAGAGAATAATTTTCAACTTCTTCCATTTTAGAAGAAGCATCAGATGGTTTGTTTGTTGGTGCAACGGCAGACTTAGCACCTTTTCCTGCATGGATTTTGTTGCTATCGTCATCTGGTTTAGAATTTTGTGGTGTTGGTCCACCCAAATCTTCAACCTCGGTACCCTGCATTTTTTCCATTGGCGCACCGTTTTTACCCTTGCTTGATGCAAGAATATCTGCAGCTGCTTCCATTAGTTTGTTATTTGACATTAGGAATCTCCTTATCGTTTCTTATTTATAAAATTAAAGTTTTCTGAGGTAATTTTCAAACAATTTAAGTGCAACACTTTCTATTTGTTTAGGTGTTGCTTTTGTTATTTGTTTTTTAGCATTATCAAAATCTGCTTCTACAAAGCGTCCTTCAATAAACATCCATTCTTTGTTTTCCATGATACCATTAACAAATGCGCCTGGTGCAGATGGGTCTGCCACAATATCAGCTGCAGTTGCCAGTCGTAGGTCATCTTGGACAAGATTGTAACCTTCTTTAGTCATGGTTACAGAACCTAGAGCTCTTGAGGAAACACCTAAGTTTACTCCGTTATCAATGAAATTTTTAACGATTTGACCATATGGTGTATCAAGAACCAGAGCTTTACCATAAAATGTATTTCCATCTTCTTTGAGGGAAAGAATCTTATGTGATACTCTTTCTAAGTTTAATGTTGGTGTATCAGGATGCCCCAATTCACCTAATGCACGATTTGTTTTGATGTATTCTTCATCATAGCGTTTAACTTCATTACGCAAAGTTTTCATTTCGTACATACGGTTGTTTTTATTAACGGTATCACCAACCAAAAAAGTACCTTCAATGTATAGGTTCTTTTTACCGTTTTCTGTTGTTTCTGTTAAGTATTTAACAGATTCAAAATGTTCTCTGATAAGTTTCATATTAGTATCCGCCTGGTGCAGTTGTATATGTTGCTTCTTTGGTGAGTTCTAGTACCACAAAACCACCTGTGGTAATTACTACAGAAATAGGTTGTGTACTATTATTTGCAATCGAAGTATTCAAGTCATCAAACTGAATGCTACCTGAATTGTGCAAAGTAAGAATTGGTACACTATTGCGAGTAATTTGAATACTGCCGTTTGTTGACCATGCAACTTTACGGATACTTGCAGCAGTAATAGTTTCATTAGCACCAGTTGATAAGTTTGCTAATGCAATGGTTGTTGTACCAGTATCAATAACTCTAGCTATTGATGCTGAACGAAGTGTGTTTATATATTCGAATGCCATTTTATCTTAGTCCTATTGATGAACGTCTACGCATACTCATTTTTCTTTTCATTAAAGAACGGCGTAAACCTGCTCTTCTGGTTGTTTTCCACGACCTCTTTAGAAGTCTGGCTTTTCTTAATCTTACTGTTGCAGGTATACGTTTAACGGTGTTACCTGATAATCTATAACCTTTAATACCGGAACGTCTGATATTCTTTTGAATGACAATACGACCCTTAGCATTTCTTCTAATTCTACGGCGAATCTTTTGGATTCTACCTTGCTTAATAATATTCGGATTACGTTTAGTGGCTTCTTCTATAACCTTCTCAAACATATCCTCTGCAACATAACGCTTTGCCTCTGCAAGACGTTTTGCAACTATCTCATTTAGATGAGCAAATAACTTATCTTTTGCCTCATCTAATTTGTTATCTATTAATGATTTGACAAAACTCATTTTGCATGTTTGAAAGCAAAGTCAGATGCTTTCATAAAATGTTCTGGAGACTTGTGTACCAAATCTGCAAACTTCTTTTTGTTATCATCATTTAATGCTTTGTGAACTTGCGTCAATGCCGATGCGGTAAAGTGGTCAATCTTACGAGTATGACCAGATGCAAACTTTACCGACTGTGCCGATTTATCATTTACTATCTTATGTAGTTGATCCATTACCGCTTCGGTAATTTCAACTTCTTCAGCTTGAATTGCTGAACTTACTGGAGTATCATATGGTACAGAGAAGTATTTGTTCAATTGTTTGTTATAATACAATGCAATTTTTGTTCCATCAGGATACAAACGAATTGCTGTTCTCTTTAACAACAAAACATAAGGTGGTGTTGGACCTGGATTTGCTTCGTCTAACTGTTCTGCCTCAATAACATCTTCATCTTCTTTAACTGCACGGCGTGCCTGCATGTTAATTGCTTTGTTATTAGAAATTAAATCTACCATCTTGTTAAAGAGGTTTTGAATAATCATTCTATCTGCATTGTTGAATTGTGGTTTGTCTTCACCCATCTTATCTAAGATTTTGTGAATACGTTGCATCTGTGCCTTATTGGCCAGACCAGCACGAACCAAAGTATCAAACTTTGAATAGTCTGACTTCTCTTCTTCAACGATAGATTTA